TTCCATTGTTTTTAAATAAGTTTCATAAACATTTAGAAATGAATGGCGTAGCTTCTTCATCTGAGTTTGATAGAACATGGGAAGAAGGTAATGACTTTCATGACCACACAATAACAGACGAGGAAGTAGGTGCTAATCCTGAGGCATTTCCAGAAGGAGGATTAAGAGCTTATCTATGGGGAAACTACAAACAGAACTCTGCTTTACCTTGGAGTCATGATACATTTAATTGGTGGACTGCTCATTTGGCATTAAGAGATGTATATACTGGTGGTTATATGGTAAACAGAGGTATAATGAACTGGGAGTTATTCAATTTTACAGCGCCAGGAACATATACTTGGGATGAAGTATTACAGTTAAACATAGACAATTATGATGTCAAAAAACTTAAAGAAGACCATGATTTATTCATCCAAAACTACAAAAATGCGAAATTGAATATATAAATATTATAAATAGTAACTTTAAAGGAACAAAATAATGGCATACAAAGTAATATCAACATACGTCAGGCCTAATACAGGCGTAGACTTCCCTAAGATGTCAGATCATAATTCAGACCATTATGATTGGGTAAGGCAATATTTCTCAGACAATGCAATCAGTGTTAGTTTTGAATTGTCAGAAGATGAACTTACACTAATAGGCACCACTGAATGTGCTAGCAGAGATATCTGGGAAACTTATAGGTCACAATCAGAGGTTACAGCCAATGAACCAGCTGTTATAACAGGACTTAATTCAGATTTAGCAAGCAGAAACATTACAATTAAAATGGATGCTGATGAAGATGGAACTGTTACAAATATTTTGGCAGAAGGCACTAACATCTCAACTGAATAACCAAAACGTATCATATGGTATGATACACTATTGATTTATACTATGAAAGATCCTATAATAGTAGGATACAAATTGGAGAAACTATATTATGAAAATTAGTAATGATACTATTGAAGTCCTAAAAAACTTTGCAGGTATTAACACAAACATTCTCGTTCGAGAAGGTAACGCACTTTCCACTATTAGCACAGGCAAAAACATTTTTGCTAAGGCTGAAGTTAAGGAAACATTCCCTAAAGAATTTGCAATCTATGATTTAAATAGTTTGCTATCTCTTCTAACTTTGATGGACGACACAGACGTAGAGTTTGGTGACGAAAGTCTTAAAGTTACAAAAGGTAATTCTGTATTTGAATATTTTTATGCAGACCCTAACATTATTGTAACGGCTCCTGATAAGAGTATTGAAGTAGATCAATTCTTCCAGTTCGACTTAACAAAAGATGATATTGATATGATCATGAAGGCAGCAGCTATTACAGCAGCTCCTATGTTAAGTATCGTAGGAAGTGGTGGTGAAGTAATAGTTACAGTAGGCGATCCTAGCACTCCTAAGTCTAATAGTTTTAGACAAGTGATAGGTTCTACAGATAAAGAATTTGATGCAAGACTTGCAGTGGAAAACTTTAAGGTTATTCCTGCTAGTTATAGTGTTACATTATCTCAGAAGAAGTTTATGTTCTTAGAAAGTTCTAAGAGTGAATTGAAATACTGGTTGGCGCTTGAGCGTTCATCAGTTATATAAGGAGACATTATGGACGAAGATAAATTAGAGGTTAGCCTCAGAGAGGCAACCAATGGTTGGATTGTAGAATTCAACAAATTCGGTGAAACTGTAGAATACATTTTCACTAGACCTAACCCAGCAATAAACCTAGTTAGAAAAGTAATGAAGGGTGAGCTAGATGTATTTGCACAGGAGGAACTAGATGAGTGAGCTAAATACAAATTTTCCAAAGGCAATACTAAAGAAACATGTTAAGGCAGTAGACGGCATTAGTCGTTGGGTGGATATTGATACACTAGAACTTGCTGAAGACAGAAAGATTGTAGTATTTGGATTGCCAGGAGCATTTACTCCTACTTGTTCTAGTCAACAACTACCAGGATTTGAAAACTTATATCATGAGTTTAGAAAGGCAGGTATTGATGACATCTTTTGCGTAAGTGTTAATGATACTTTCGTAATGAATGAGTGGGCATTAGATCAAGGCCTTGTAAATGTAAAACTATTGCCTGATGGTAGTGGTGAGTTTACAATTAAGATAGGCATGGATGTAAGAAAAGACAACCTAGGATTTGGAATGAGGTCCTGGAGATACGCAGCAGTTTATGACAATGGACTTTTAGTCTGGTCAGGTGTTGAACAAGGTTATGGAGACAATTTTGAGGGTGACCCTTATGATGTTTCTAAACCTGAGAATGTTTTGGATAATGTAAAAGCATTTGGGTGGCCAAGTGTTACTGAAACATTAGGAGAAGAAGGTAGGGAGATAGAACTTAACTTCTCAGAAACGACAGATGTTAAGGAGACTTTTTCGTAGACCTTTTTGGGTGGTCAAAAAATGGCCGATATTTTGGAGCAAAAAAGTTTCTGACAAATTATGGATAAGGTGAAAGATGGAAGCAGGACAATTTCTTTGGGTTGAAAAATATAGACCCTCGCGTATAGAAGACTGTATATTGCCTGAACAGGTAAAAGAACAATTCACACAATTTATTAGTAAGGGTGAAGTCCCTAACTTATTGTTGAGTGGTTCAGCAGGCACAGGTAAAACAACAATAGCTCGTGCGCTATGTAATGAGTTAGGTTGTGATTACATTGTTATTAATGGTAGTGATGAAGGTAGGCAGATTGACACTCTTAGAACTAAGATAAAACAATTTGCATCTGCCGTATCCTTTGAGGGTAAGACTAAGGTAGTAATACTTGATGAGGCGGACTATATGAATAGAGAGAGTGTCCAGCCAGCCCTTAGAGCGTTCATAGAGACGTTCTCTGAGAACTGTAGGTTTATATTTACATGTAACTATGCCAACAGGCTTATAGAACCCTTACACAGCAGGACTACTGTTATAGACTTTAAATTAGCCCCCTCAGATAAGCCTGTATTAGCCTCTAAGTTCCTTAAAAGGATGGAGTATATACTAGGCACAGAAGGCGTAGACTTCAGCCAGAGGGTGCTCGCTGAGCTCCTAAATAAGCATTTTCCTGACTATAGAAGGGTCATAAATGAGCTACAGCGTTACTCTGTAGGGGGTAAAATAGATGAGGGTATATTAAGTAACTTCCAAGAAATCAATGCTAAGGCGCTTGTAGAGAGTCTAAGGGAGAAGGATTGGAAGAAGATGAGGCAATGGATTGCTAATAACGTTGATACTGACCCTCAGGCTATATTTAGGCAGATATATGATATACTGCTCCCTGAAGTAAAGGGTATTCCTCACTTGGTTTTGTTAATTGCTGATTATCAGTATAAAGCAGCATTCGTTGCAGATCAGGAGATTAACTTGACAGCTTGTTTAACAGAAATAATGGCGAATGTGGAGTTTAAATGAAACAACAACATCAAACAGATAGACTAAAGTTTCAAAAGAAGAAAATTAAAGACCAAGCAAAAGCAATTAAAGAACAAGAAAAGAAAATTGCAGAGTGGATTAAACAACAACAGGACCCACGAAATGGCTAAGAAGGATGCAGTTCTAACTTTGCGTGTTTCTAAACAAGAAAAGGAAGAAATAAAGAAAGAGGCTGAAATCCGAGAAATCACGGTTACAGACTTATTGATGAAAGGTTTCAAAGTATTGAAGGAAGGACAATATATTGACTTTAAGTAGATTATGGAGATTATGGTGTTTATCCCTAGGCGACAAAGCAAGTGATAACACCAAGGATGCAGACATGGTGGCAATTATGAGGTCCACCGTTGTTTTAGTAAATTTTATAACTTGCTTTTTTATTATTGCAGGTGTAATTAGGCATTTTTAATGAGTGATAGTATTTTAGAAGGATTTGGAGAGGCAGTAGAAACTGTTGATGAAGCACAGTTCGAAGATAAACTGAAAAAGATATCTCCCTTTGACTTTGTAAACAGTATTAACTATTCTAAAGAAGATTTGATAGTAGATGAAAGGACAGAAAAAGAATACAATCCTTTTATCGTAAATCGTGCTATGGGATTTGGTCCTGACACGGTTATTGCAGGAAATGAAATGAATAGTAGGCATCACTTAGACAATAAAATGCAGTATGACTTTCTAAGGTCCACGGTTAGGAAGGCAAAAAGATACAATAAGTGGATTAAGGCAGAAGAGTCAGATATTGAAGCAATACAACAATTCTTTGGATATTCATTTTTTAAGGCAAAAGAAGCCTTAAGAATCCTAAATGAAGATCAAATAGACAGAATCAAGTTACACTTATCCATGTCTCAGGGTGGCCAAAAGGTCCAAAAACATAAATAAGTTATAAACAACATAATTATAACGAGCAACTGAGAATGATTGATCAAGACAATTACTTTAATATAGACTATCCAGGTTATACGCCCCTAGAAGTTTCATTAAAGGACCCAGAAGATTTTCTGAAAGTTAGAGAAACACTATCTAGGATAGGTGTTGCATCTAAGAAAGAAAAAGTCCTTTATCAGTCTTGCCACATATTGCATAAGAAAGGTAGATACTTTATAACACATTTTAAAGAACTATTTGCATTAGATGGTAAGGCAGCAGACTTCCAAGATAACGATCTACAGCGAAGAAATACAATAGCAAAACTTCTATCCGATTGGGGTTTAGTAGACATTGTATCTCAAGATGTAGACGACTACGC